ACGGTGGCGGCGACGAGGCCCTGGTCCTCGACCGCAGCGGGTTCGCCACTGGGACCGGGGCCTACTTCGTGCTGAGCGGCGACGACGTTCTCGCGATCGGGCCGATCGGAAGCGCCGACGTTGTCGGGGTCGTCGTGATCCGGCCGGACGGGAGTCGAGAGCTGCTATCGGCGACGGAGCTGGGCTAGAGATCGTCCTGGGTCGAGCGGAGCTGCCGACGTTGAATTCGGTGGCCATTCAATCCGCCCGCCAGGAGCAAGACGCAGACGATGATCGGGGCAACGCGCACCGGCTCATCCGTAAAGAGCGCCATCGCGGCGGCGATTGCGAGACCGCCCGCTCCGAGCACCACTGCCACTGCTCCCCCTACCCCATTCGACATGCCGCCTCCATCGACTCGCGAGCTGCGGTCCTTGAGGACGCGGAGCATTCATGCATCCCGACACGCCTGGTCCGGCTGATCCCCGACCCGCTGGCCGATTGGGAAGGCCAGGAGGACGACTAGTCTGAGCCTGGGCAGTTGGGACGGGTTGCGTACTGGCTCCCCGAGACCTCGCCATCCCGGATGGTGATCGTGTACTTGGTGTCGCCGCTGCAGTAGTGCCATTGGCGTTGAACCCCGACTGCTCGGTTCCCGCCCGGGCCGAGGACGTCGCCGGTCGAGACCATCGCCGGAGCGCCGAGCTGTGTCTCGACTTCGGCCTTCGTGTCGCCCGGCTCGATCGCGTTGAACTGGTCGAGCGTAATGCCGTCGTCACCGCAGCCCATAAGCACGACCGTTGACGCACCTATCGCAAAAGCCGTTCCCCTCCAAGCCACAATCAGAGCCTAGCCGTCCGGCCGCTCGACGGATGGAGCAGCGACGAGTAGCCTGCCGCGCATGGGGAGATTGACGGGGATCGTGATTGCGGCGCTCGTCGCCGCGGCGCTTGGCGGATGCGGCGACGACTCGACCGACGCGACGGTGTCGCAGGTCGAGATCGACACGACGGTCGAGTGCGCCTACGTCGGAAACGTCACCGCGATCAGGGTCTCGCAAGGGATGACCTGCGACGAGGCCCACAAGATCGCGAGGCAGTGGACGGCATCGTGTGACGATCCATCGCAGGGCTGCGCGTTCGGCGATGGCAACTTGGCCTGCTTCTCGGAGGCGAAGGGCGAGACCTCGCTAGTCAAGTGCACCGACAGCGAGGCCGGGGAGGTCCGTTTCGCCGTGGTCCCCAGGGCGACGTTCGGCGGCTACCCGACGCCTCACGATTCCTAGAGGTCAGCTCCGGTCACAGCCCCCAGCGACCGGCGCGCGCCAACGGGCCTCAGGTGTGATCGAGGAGGGTGATGCAGCCCGACAGCGTCCTGGGACCCAACGGAGGCTTAACTCGCTCGGCGTTCCAGCATCCCAGCCAGTCCGGGTCCTCGACCCGATATGTAACTGGGCCGCTCGCCGTGTTGTTCCAGACGGGGCAATTCCAGGCATCATCCACTTGTTTGCAGGCGTGGCCGCCGTCCGGGCCAAGAGTGCTGTTGACCGAACTGGCTAGATCGCTCCCGTCAAATCCCGTTAATGGCGTTGGCCGGAACGCGACGAGCGCCAGCGCCACGAGCAGGAGGGCGAGACAGCCGAAGTAGAGGATCAGCGCGCGGATGGGCACATGCGCAGGATAAATGCGCAGGCGTCCCCAGCCCCCAGCGACCGGCGCGCGCCGACCTAATCGGACGTGTTGGTCGGGTAACCCTGGTCGATCATGCACCGCTCGTAGACCCTGCGGAGCCGAACGATCGGGCCAGACGCGGCGCTCGCCTGTTCGGTGTCCAGCACTTCCTTAAGAGACTTGGCCTCGCAGACGGCATCAGCCTGCTGCTCGGGACTCGCCCCAACCTCGCCTGAACCCCCACACCCGGAGATGCCAGGCGACCACGACCGCCCCGGTGGCAACGATGCCTCGCACGCTCGCGATCCTATCCCCGCCCCCAGCGACCGGCGGGCGCCAATCCTCAAGCACTTTCGGCCGCGAGCCGATACGGGAGGCGATGATGGGGGATCGCCGATGTTCCTGAACGTTGCGACGTGAACACTGCCGCGGCCACCGCATTGCTGGTCGGCGTAGCGGTTGTCCTGTTGCGCCATTGGATCGTCAAGGAATATTCCATCTGGGACGGGCCTGGTCCGATGGGCAACAAGGCAACTGAAGTCGCGCTCCTACTAGTCGGCGTCATGTTCATTGTGGTTGGGGTCATCGGGTTGATAATCGGTGCGCCTCCACCCACCGATGACGGCCTTGACGGTCCTAACTGGATCTGGCTGGCGACCGGCGTCGTGGTCATAGGTTTCGGCATCGGCCAGATGGTCAAGAGCCGTCGAGAGCTAAGCCCAGGCGAGCCGCCCCCGATGCATCGCTTCGTAGGCGGTGGGGCGGCGGTGCTCGCCGGGCTGTTCATGATCGTGACGGTCTTCTAGATCGTCTCGCGGGAAGCACCGGCCGGATAGGTTCGTGCCGTGATCGCCGCCGACATTGACTGGATAGCCGTGGGCGCCGTGGCTGGCGGCGTCGCGGCGATCTTCGGAATCCCGACTGCCTTATTCGCTGCCGTGACCGCACGACAGGCGAAGCGGCAGGCCGGAGCCGCAGAGGATTCGGCGGACGCGGCCAAGCGGATGGCGAAGCTGGCCGAGGACGAGCAGAAACGGGCGACGGAACCCCTGCTCAGAATCGCCCGGTATCCGAACGGCATCGCGAGCGTTCAGGTGAACGAAACGCTCGACGACGTCCAGGAACATCGCGTCACGATCCAAGTCCAGAACGGCCGCGACGTCGCCGCCGAGATTACGGGCGCAACCCTGAACGGCGAGCGAGGTCAATTCCTGAGCACCCGCGCCGTGGGCGGTGATTTCGCGATCATCAGCTTCCCGATCGCATCCATCGGCCCTCGCGGCGACGAGCGGGGCGAGACGAAACGACTATCCGCCGATATTCACGTTCCCGAATCCGGCAGGCGTGGAACATTCTCTGCCGCTATCTGGCTACAGGGCGGCCACTGGCACGCAGGCGACGAGCAGCTACAGCTCGACGACTAGCCGCCCTTGTGCCGGTTGCACGACCGGCAGGCGGGCATGAGGTTGTCGATCGTGTCGACGCCGCCGACCTTGACCGGCACGACGTGGTCGACCTCGCCGGCCGGCTCGCCGCAGTAGACGCATGTCCGCCCTTTCGCGGCGAACACCCGCTCGCGCATCCGGCGCCACGGTCGACCGCGGAGTCTGCGCGGCGGTGGCTGGCAGCTCGAGCAGCGCGACCCGCCCTCGATCAGCCGCCCGCATCCGAGGCACTCGCGAGTCATAGCCACCCGACGAGCGCGGCTGGGGCCGGTCGGTTATCGACTCGCGAGACCGCCATCAGCAGGGCAATGACCGCGTCGATCCGGGCCGATGCCTGTCGACCGCCGGGAGAGACGATCCGAGCGCCGCGGGGCGTCTGCTTGGCGACGGCGTTACCGACGTGGGCGTCGAGGACCGGGTCGCCGGGGTGCTGCAACCGACCTTCCATGATCGCTGCCGACAGGCGCTCCGCCGCCGGGATCATGCGGACGTCGGTCTGCGGCCACTCGATCATCCGCAGACCCTCCGACTGCAAGCTCAGGGCCGCGGCCTTGAACCGCCAGGGATCGAAGCTGACTGACTCGACGTCGTACTGCGCGGCCAGTTGGCGGACCTTCGCCTCCGCGTAGATCACCGACTCGTCGCCATGCCACGTCTCAACGCCGACCCGGAGATCGTCGGTGGCCCAGACGACCGCCGTCGCCGCCCTGGTCCCGCCGACGTCGACGCCGATCGAGACCCGCTCGCCGTCCTCGATCGAGTAGTCAACCCGGCAAGCAGCCCACAGCCCGGCACCGAGCCACGACGACTCCGAGACGGCCGCATGCTGGTTCATGAAGTAGCGGCGGAAGCTCGACTCGGGCATCGCCTCGCGGCGCCGCTTCAACGTCTCCCACGTCACCCACGAGGCCGGGTTCGCCGTCGTGATCGCCTTGCGGTCGTCGAGGCTGGTGTCCTCCGGGGTCGACCACTCGATCAGGTGGAGGTCGGCGCCCTTCGCCTCGACGACGGGGCCGGTCCGCGTCGCGGTCGGCAGCGCGAGCGCCCGCGTCCGGAGTTGGCCGAGCGGCGAGTCGGTCGACGGCGCGGCGGTCGAGATCACCCGGAGGATCGCGCCGGGCACCTTCAACGAGCCGAGCATCGCCGTGTGGACCGAGTCGTCGGAGGCGGTGTGCATCTCGTCGACGATCGCCAGCGTCGAGTCGAGACCTTGCAAGGCGTCCGAGTCGCCGGGCCGGACGCGCATCGAGCGCGTGAACCGGCGCGACGACGGGTCGGGTCGGAAGTGAAGTTCGCGGCGGGTCGGGTGCAGCCGATCGTCGCCGAGCCTGTAGGCGAAGGCGACAGCGGCCTCGTAGGCGATCGACGCCTGCTCGCGGGTCGAGGCGGTGAAGTTGACCCGCGCGTCCGGGGTCTCGATCAGGTGCCAGAGGGCGAAGGCAGCGATCAGCGTCGTCTTGCCGTTGCCGCGCGGCAGCAGCACGACGACCTCCTCGACGTCGCTCGTGAGCGCCCGGCCGATCCGCCGCTGGAACGGTTCCAGGTCGAGGCCGATCAGCTTGCAGAAGGCCGGGAAGCTCACGCGAGCATCTGCCGATTTCGCAGCTCGTCGATCGCCTTCGCCCGCCCGGCGTCCTCAGCGGCGAGCAGACGGCGCCGGTCATAGGCCCGCTGGCGGCAACCCCGAGAGCACCACTTCGTGGGCCGACCGGGGCCGGGCTTGCGGCGGATCGACTTTCCGCAGTTCTGGCATCGGAGAAAAGCTGGCATGACAAAATGAGAACGGTTCTCAGTTTGCCGCCGACACCGGACGCAGACTTGGAGAGGTGGGCCAGATTGCAGACTTCCTCCTGGGTCGCGACCTCGACTCCCTCGGGGCCGCGCCGAATCGCGCTGCGCGTGGTGAGTCCCGCAGTCTGGCCCCAACCGCTTCCCGCGAGTCATTCGACTTCGCCCCGGTCAGCTCGACGTCGCTGCCGACCGTCACCCAGACGGCGGCGCTGCGGATCGCCGACGTCTACGCCGCCTGCCGCGTCCTGGCCGACGGCGTCGCCAGCCTGCCGCCTCGCCTTTACCGCGACACCGGTAATGGCCGAGTGGCCGCTGGCGACGATCAGCGGCTCGCGACGTTGCTCAGACGGCCATCTCCGGGGTCGACATCGGCCGACCTGTTCTCGCACGTCATGGTCGGGCTATTGCTCGACGGTAACGCCTTCGTCGGCAAGTTCCGATCGGAGGGGTCAATCGTTCAGCTCGGCTGCCTCGACTCGCAGTCAGTCGTCGTCGAGCAGCAGGGCGCCCGCGTCGTCTACCTCTACAGCGGCCAAGAGGGCATGCAGGAGCTATCGACCGCCGACGTCGTCCACGTCAAGGCGATGAGCAGCGACGGCATCCGCGGCATGTCGCCAGTCCGTCAGGCAATGAGCGTCCTACAGCTCAATCAGGCGCTGATCCGCTACCTGTCCTCGTGGCTCGGCAACGACTCGCGACCGGGCGGAATCCTCTCGATCAGCGACGGCACCGACCCGTTTGCCACCGCAACCGCGGACCCGGCCGAGATCAAACGCGACGCAGAGGAGCTGTACGGCTGGCGATCCGAGCCGCCCGGCCACGGCCGCGTTGCCGTGTTCAAGGGCGAGCTTTCCTATGAGGCGGTCGACCCGCCGCTGCGCGAGCAGGAGTTCATCGCGCAGCGCGAGCTATCGGCCCGCGAGGTCGCGCGCGTGATGCGCGTCCCGGCGCACATGATCGACGCGGCGACCGGCGACTCGATGACCTATGCGAACACCCAGCAGCAGGCGCGGGCGTTCCTCGACTTCAGCTTGCGGCCGTGGCTTGTCCGGATCGAGCAGGCGTTCACGAACGATCCCGACCTTTGCCCCGGCGGGGCCTACCTGAGCTTCGACACCGACGCGCTGGTGCGGATGGACCCCGACGGCCGGGCAGCCTTCTACAAGGCCGGGATCGAGGGCGGCTGGCTGACGATCGACGAGATTCGTGCCCGCGAGGACTTGCCACCGATCGGAGCCTCGTCGTGAGTGCCAGCGCTGGCACAAGTGCCACCGGTGGCACTCGGCCGACGACCGGAACCGTCGAGGCCCGGACCGCCGCGGTCGACGTCGACGCTAAGCGCATCCGCGGGCTGATCCCCTACGGGGTCGAATCCCGCGACCTGGGCGGCTGGCGCGAGGTGATCGAGCCGGGCGCGTTCGCCTCGACCTCGATCGACGACCTTCGCGCCGTGATCGACCACGCGGGCGTCCCGCTCGGTCGCTACCCGAACACGCTCGACGTTGAGGACAGCGCCGACGGCCTTCGATGGAGCGTCGACCCTCCCGAGTCGAGGTCCGACGTGGTCGAAGCGATCGAGCGCGGCGACATGCGCGCCGGGAGCTGGCGCATGGTCGTCTCCCGCGACCGCTGGGAGGGCGAGGTCCGCCACGTCGAGGCCATCTCCGAACTGAAAGACGTGACGATCGTCGGGGCCGAAACACCGGCCTATGAAGCGGCGCTCGTCGAATACCGAACGACCGACGGCGAGCGCCGTCAGAAAGGGGCCACGATGGACCCGCAGGAGACCGGCGCCGCAAGCGTCGAAAGCACCGAGAGCGAGACCACCGAACCGACGACCGAGGACCGGACCGTCGAGCCGGCCGCTGCCGCGCCGACCACCGAGCCGATCCCTGCGGGTTCCCTGCGGGTCGAGGGTCGTGTCTCGGCGCCGAGACGTCGAGGGCTGGCCGACGAGTTCCGATCGGCCGGGTTCCCCGGCGAGATCGCGTCGGTGCCGTGGCAGACGTTTGAGGACCGCGCGGTGACGTGGTCGCCCTCGGTGAACCTGCTCAATCAGGTCGACCGCCAGGGCGGGGCGTTCCCGTTCGATCAGCGGTACGCCTGGACCGTTCTCGAGCGGAACCCCGTCGACTCGTCGGTGACGTCGGTCTCGACGTTCGTGCAGTTCAGCAGCGATGCCGCGACCGGCGTCGTCCGGCCGAACATCGCCTCGACTGCCGACAAGGCGGAGGTCACGACGGGCCTCGACCTCGCCACGACGCCGCTCGCATGCGTCGCCGCGGTGGAGTCGAACATCCCGACGATCGTTCTCGCGCAGCCGAGTGTCGATCGGATCATCAACCGCGACCTCGCGATGGTCGTCAACGACGGCCTCGACTCGCTCGTGGTCGACACGTTCGCGGCGTCGGGCCATCAGGCGCCGGGATCGGATCAGCCGCTGGTCAGCTACCGCAAGGCGATGACCACGCTCTACGCCGACGGCTACAACCCGGACACGATCATCCTCACCCCGGCCGCGGCCGAGGCCCTGGACGTCCTCGTGACCGGGCTGACCAACGGCTCGGCCGACTTCGTGTTCCCGGCCGGTGGGTTTTCGCCGGATCGCGTGTTCAGCATGCGGAAGATCATCAGCAAGGCGGTGCCGTCGACGACGATCCTCGACAGCCGCGCCTACGGCCAGCTCTACGTAAGCCCGGCCCAGCTCACCACACACGAGCAGGACGGCGGTCTCACGAACAAGAGCCGCGTTCGGCTGGAGCTCAACGCCGCCTGCGGGGTCGAGCGGCAGGACGCAGCGGTCCGAATCGCCGCCTCCTAGTGGCGGCGAAGCGACGAGCGAAGAAGGGCGCCCCGCCGAAGTCGCGGGGCGCCAAGACGGTGTCGAAGGCCCAGCAGCGATGGGCCTTCGCCAACCGCATGCCGTGGGCGCATCGCTCCGCACGAAGCGGCGCCGCCTTCAAGCGGCTTCCGGATCGCAAACGGTGAGCCAGCGTCCGGGCTGCTGCTTAATGTCCTTCTAGGCCCCGAAGCGGCCGGACAATCATCATTCGGCAGACGGCGCCTCCGGGCGCCGTTCGTCGTTCTATCCGAGACGGGTCGCAGACTGAGAATCAATGTTGATTCTCCGATGCTTCACCGGCCATGCGACCGCTCACGACTGAGCCGTCCGACTTCTGGCGCGTCGACCTTCCGATGCCGGAGCTTCCGGACACCGGCAGCGGCTACTGGACCGAAGTCTCGTTCACGTCGACGCCGCTCTGCGGCCACAGCGCCGAGGCAATGGCTGAGCTAGAGGCATGGAATCGGGCTGAGCAGGAACGACGCGAAGCCGAGTACGCCGCGCTGACCCCGCTCGAACGGTTCCGGCTCGACGCCGTCGCCGATCGGGCCGTCGGTGTTCCTCAGGGCGGCCGACACCGTCGGGCGAGCCGTGGCAGTGCCGCCCGGCATCGCGGTAGCCGTCGCGGGGCGTCTCGCGGCGACCCTGACGACGGCGAATCCGAGCCGCCAGGGCTTCGACTCTGGCGGCACCCGCGCTACGGCCGGGTAACGCCAAACCTGCTGAAACTGCTCGTTGCTGCCCGCGCGGGCAGTCCCGACGACAGGTCTGAAAGTGCCAGCGCTGGCATACCGGGCCAGAACGCCGGATGCCCAGTTGGCCCACTTCCGGAGGCTGGGTCGTGAACGCTCGCAAGCGCGGCCCGGTTCCGCGATTCGCGCTCACGCCGGACGAGGCGGCCGAGTCGATCGGCATGGGTCTGACGACGTTCAAGCAGGACGTCATGCCAGAGCTGCGAATGATCCGGCGGGGGCGGTTGCGGTTGATCCCGACGACGGACCTAGAGCAATGGGTCGACGCGAACGCGGAGCGGGTGCCCGGTGCCTAGCTTGCCGTTGCCCGATCGCCCAGTTAGGGTCCGACCCGACAACGTAAGTGGGGCCGCGTCGCGTGAACGACCGGCCCCGTGGCATCGGGTTACTAGCCGCGATGCGACGGGAAGGGTATTCGCCCCTGCGGCCCCTCGACACGAGGAGGCGACGTGATGCCCGAGGGAATAGAAGTCCGACACCGGAAGGGTTGCCCGGCGACGCGGAATGGACGCTGTCGCTGCCATCCGACCTATCGAGCCGGGGTTTGGTCGCAGGCCGAGAGGCGCAAGATCTACGCGAGCTTCCCGACCGCCGACGCGGCGAAGTCATGGCGCATTGACGCGCTGCAAGCGCGGAGGTCCGGAACGCTGCGGACCCCGGACCCGACGACCGTCCGCGAAGCAGCGCGACGGTGGATCGAGCTAGCCCAGTCTGGGCAGGTTCGCGACCGATCGGGTCGGCCCTATAAGCCGTCGACGCTCCGCAGCTACCGGGGCAAGCTGGACGGCTACGTCCTGCCCGAGCTGGGTGACCTCCGACTCGACGAGGTCCGGCGCCGTGACGTTCAGGACCTCGTCGACCGGCTGCTCGCGGACGGCAGGAAGTCGTCGACGGTTCGGAACACCCTGGACCCGCTTCGGGCGCTCTACCGATGGGCGATCCGCCGCGAGCTGGTAGCGACGAACCCGACGTCCGACCTCGATATCCCGATGGAGCGGAAGGGGTCGATCGACATCGTGACGGCCCCGGTAGCCCGGACCCTCATCGACGCCTTGCCGACGTTCGAGAGGGCGACGTGGGCGACAGCGTTCTACGCCGGGCTGCGTCGCGGGGAGCTGCAGGCGATGCGGGTCCGATCGATCGATCTAGGCGCTTCCGAGATTCGGGTCGAGCGTTCGTGGGACCAGGAGCAGGGCGTGATCGAGCCGAAGTCGGATACGAGCGTTCGGACCGTCCCGCTGCTCGCCGTCCTGCGCGACTACCTCGACGAACACTTGCTGTCGACCGGCAGGACCGGCGACGACCTCGCGTTCGGCAGGACCGCGTCGGACCCGTTCGTGCCGACGACGCTCGCCGCCAGGACGCGGAAGGCGTGGGACGTCGTCGACGACCACGAGCGCGAGGCGGCGGAGCGGGAGGGACGTAGACCGGTTCTGCTGCCGCGCCCGACCCTCCACCCGGCCCGGCACACCTTCGCCTCGACGCTGATCGCGGCGGGTGAGAACCCGAAGGCGGTGCAGGAGTTCATGGGGCACTCGTCGATCACGGTCACGTTCGACGAGTACGGCCACCTATTCCCCGGCAACCGCGAGCAGGCTCGAACCCGGATGGATGCGTACCTGTCGGCCGAGCTGGAAGGGACAACGGCGGGACAATGACCCCCTCGACTGACGACACCGGACGACGTCAGACGACTAGACGTTCCGCTTGCCTAAGCGATTCACCGCTTACCCACGCGGTTAGTTCGAAAGTTCGAATCCCCGTAGCGGTACTCACGCTGTCGGAGTCCTGACCGGACTGTCCGGGTCGGTCACGGCCCCTCGCCCCCTTGGCCATATCCTCCCGCGAATGTCTACGGGCTTGAAGCAGGAGGGGCGCACGCTCAACTGGTGGCAGTTCATCCTGCTCGCAGTCGCCTACGTCGCGATCATCCAGATCGGCAGCCTCCTGTTGGGCACGAGCGCCGACAAGACGCTCGAAGAGCCAGGAGCGTTCCTCGAGCGAATGGTCCTCCCGATCGCCGTTTCGGCGGTGTTCGCGATCGGAATCGCCACCTGGCTCGGATGGTGGAGAGAGATTCTCCGCGAGCCTCTCCC